CAGATATTACGACTAGCGCAATGTTTCATGGTATCAATAACGAAGCAAACGCACTAGATATACTTATTAATGTTAAAGGCGGTCAGCATAACTTTAATTTTGAGACAGGCAAACAACAATCATTTAAAGTAAATGACTATTTAAGCGCAACTCCAGACGCATACGAAGAAGGTATTTGGACAGGGGATGCCAAATGCCAATACTCAATTAAAGGATTTTTAGAACAAAACTCCAAAATATCGAAAGCATATAACTACCAAGTTCAAACTCAGATGCTAGCATTGAAAGTTGACAAAGCCTACCTAATTAACTACCTAACTAAGCCAGAGAAATTCGGACAAGACGATTGGACTGAATATCCGTTCCCATTAGAAGACCGTTTTTACATTCATGAAATAAGCAAAGATGAGGCTATCTGTGAAGAGATTTTGACTAAGGCGGAACAATACCACCCTATGATAAATATTGCTTACCAGCAAATGGCAAACGCTACTATTTTAGATGAAATGGAGTTTTTCTATAATCAGCTTAAAAATGGCGTTTACTATAAGTCTTTGAAAGATTATTGGGTGAACAACGATACGGAAGTATTTAGATTTGACAATGAATTTTACATAACTAAAAAATAAATTTTAACCACAATTATTCACTTATAAATTAATAAAAATGTCATTACAATCACAAAAAAACGCAAACACAAAAGAACTATTTAGGCACTCTTTTGATTTAATGCTTCTACTAAAGGCAAAAGCTATATCAGTAGAAGAGGCAAAGGCACAGGCTAATCTGCTAAAACAATCTAATAATATCCTTAGATATGAACTAGATAGAGCAGTAGCTGAGAAGAAATTTGAAGACTTAAATATTAGAGACGTAGAAAATGGAACTATCTAGTTTTGTCGATACTTTAATATTTAGCAATGGTAGAATAAATAACTGCTATTGCTATTCAAATCAATGTATTCATAAACGGGTCGTATTTAAAGACCCGTTTATTGACTACGAAAATAATATTCATTTTTCTATTTGTACAAGTCTTATTAGCACAATGTTAGATAATGTAACTCATGATTGGGGAAGAGGTTTCCATACTTATATAAAAGATGAAAACAATCAATGGCTTACTAATTCGTATATAAGAGATTTTTTTAGAATATGTGGCGAAAGAATTATAATAAAAAGATATTCATTATTAGATAATTTTTTTGATTATAAAATTCAAAAGCACTATCCATACACTAAAATAGATAGGAACTTTAAATGGAAGTATTCAATAGGGGTATTGTTATGTGAATCTCCAATGATACACAGTCGTATTCCTTTAGAAAATTTCATAGATTTATTTTTAAGTATAGAGTCTGGCGAATATAACATAATACCTCCAAAAACAATAGACATAATGATAGAAACTATATCAAATATGGCAAACAGTATCAATACAAAAGGAATGGAAAAATTGAGACTATTATTAAGACGTATTGAAAAAGACATAATGTATAAAGATAGAGAAGAGCAGACCGCTATATTAATAGGCGCTATGCAAGAAGTTATAAAATTAAAATTACCTTAACCAATTAAATTAATCACATGAAACATTTAAGACCATTACACTATTTACTATTGATAGGATCACTTATGCTATCAAACCTTATTTTTATTTGCACTACTTTTGATGTAGCTCAGCAAAGAGACGAACTAAAAATATTCATTAAAGACCAAAAGGAAACCATTGACGGACTCTATGAAATATTAGAATACAAAGACAGTTTAATTAATAATCAATATATTTGCAACAGAACAGAGTTTTGTGATTAATTCTCTTTGGAGGGTCGGCTGGGTGCAAAGCCTAGCGACCTTCTTTTTTTAATCACTTACTAAAATTAATCACAATAAATGAACATAGACAAGTTAGAAAGATTCAGATACGTATTAAGCCTTACAGATTGTACGGAAGACCAGATAACCAGTCCTTCAAGAAGAAGGGAGATAGTTAATGTTAGGCAGATGCTAATGTATTTTTGCGTAAATGAATTGAGAATGGGGCTTAGGGAGACTGGTTCATTTATGGGAAACAAAGACCATAGCACAGTTATTCATGGTCGGAATAAGTTTATGCAAATATTATCTTTGCCGCATAAAGCCAACTATGAAGCGCAAAGGTACATATCAATTCTAAATAAATATCATGAAAAATATGGACAAATGCCTAAAAATCACTATATTTGTGCAGATAAAATACTAGATAATATGACTGCCGAGCTGATAGAATTGAATGCAAAACAAAATCAAAATCCAATGCAAACGGTGGTCAACAATGCAAAAAAATCACAATTAGAAAAATATATCAACTTAATAACCGATATTAAAAATGAATACGACAGACAAATGGATAAAGGAGCTACATATATTGGAACGACTGCAATCAATGTCCAATCCCAACTATATGGACTACAAAATCAGAGCTGCTGAAATTAAACTTATCAAAAAATTTATTCAATCATTAAACAAATAATCAAATGTTAATAAACCTGTATTTAAAAGAAGAAAAAAAGTCAATCACTATTTCAGTTAACGAGAAAGTAGACAATTATGGAAACAATTGCTCTGCATGGATAACCCAAACCAAAGAGGAAAGAGAAAGTAAAGCATCTCGCACCTATGTAGGTAATGGTAAGGTCGTATTTTCAAAAGCAAAAGAGTATCCAATAGCACCAAAACAAGAATCTAAGTCAGACGATAAGACACCTTTCTAATGGACTTTGAACAATACCGCTTTCATAAAAAAATGCCTATTGAGCCAGTTATTAAGTGCAGAGCTATGATATTAAATCCAAGTCGATTAAAGGGAGCTATCAAAGAAATTGAATCCAATGTGGAGCTATTTCATACAGCAGGTCTAGCGCATGATAAGACTATAATATTTATGGCACGAGTTGGTAAAGAAATAAAACCAGTAAACGAAAAAAAAATATGTCAATAGATAATTGTCCAGAAGGCGGTGAGGGGTTGCTAGTCTATCCGCTAAAAGATTTGATTTCATTAGATATTGCTAGGTGTTCAAATAGAGAATGCGAAATAAGGCACGAATGCGCTCGATATAAGCAATGGAATAGAGATAAGCAATATATTAATAGGATAGTAAGTTTAGGAGCATTTGAGCCTATCAATTCAATATGTAACTTTAAAATAAATATATGAGTAGATACTTTTTATTCGGTTTGATTATCTTTGCTTTAATGATAGCATACCTTATCCCACCAACTGACTCTACAAGGTCAACACAAAAACTATACTTTGAATTTAAACAAAAGGATAGCTCAGTAACTGCCGACGGATTCTTAAGATACAAGGGCAAATGGTGTCCAATAGTATTAAATGACTCAATGGCGGTCATATATGAATAAATTAACCAACTAAATTATAAAAGAATGAACTTAACAAATTTAACACCAGAACAAACATTGGAAGTATTAGGATTGGTACATTATGCCGAAAACAATACTGAAATCCAAAAAGAAATGAATTGGAAAGACCATTATCCTACATTAGTAGAAAATTTTGAATGGATAGACGAACTACAACACCAATATGAAGACGCAGTAGAGAGTAACGAAAATTATATACATGGAGTTTCTTTTGCGGATTATGTATTACGTATTGAAAGGAATAGACAAATTGACGCTTTAGATATGATTAATCAGTAATATATGAACATAGAGAAAATATTATATCCTAAATCTAATAAGCTAAGCAAAAAAGGTTATATTCAAATAATAGATGCAGAATTAGACCCATTAGATTGTTATGTAGTTAAAGATTGTATTGAAATAATTACAACAGAATGCAGCTACATAATGCTTAATAAAATCAACCTATATAAAATGATAGAATCAATTGAAAAAATTAACCACTAAAAACTAAAATAATGAAAAGCACAATCAAATTATTACAAAGCCTATTGGAAGGTAAAGTCCTAAACTGCAAAACAATTATGAAAGACTTTGGATATTCAAACGCCAGTCGAGAGATTATCCGCAAAATTGAACAACCTTTTGAAATAACACTCAAAAGAGAAAAAGTAAGCTCTAAAAATAGATATGGTGAGCCTGTAACCTATTTGAATTATTCATTAATGGCAAAGGATAAAGCCAAAGTTACTAGGTTATTGAAGTCATTTAGCAAAGCAAATGGATAAATTTGAATTAGCTGAAAGGATACTAGCCATTTTAGACGAGGCAGATTTAACTGACTTTGATAAGATGGCTATTATTGTTGAAGTGAAAAAACGATTAGTATCGGAGAATAAAATGAAAATGCAGCGTGAAATCTATGAGCAATTAAGAAAAATTGATTAATTTTGCTTTATGAATGGAGTTCCGCTAGAGGTTTTGCATCACCAATATATGTCAAGTCCGCTGGCAAAATATAGATTGACCTATGAACAGTTCGCATACTATTACACTAAATGGATAAACGAAAAAATAAATGAAAGATAGAATAAAACAATCAATTAAACTAGACTGGCAAAAGATTAAAGGTTATGAGAATTATTTAATTAATTCAAATGGAGATGTAATTCGACTTGGTGGCAAATGCTTGAATGGTAGATTTTACACTATTAAACCAGATAGAATCCTAAAACCTAGTATGGCTAATGGGTATAAAGTAGTTTGTCTTTTTAATAATGGAAGAAACTTTTTGTATATTCATAGATTACTAATGAATCAATTTGTTGCAAATCCAGAAAATAAACCATGTGTAAATCATATTAATGGGGATAGATTAGATAATAGATTAGAAAATTTAGAATGGTGTACTTATCTTGAAAACAATCTACACGGAATAAATGTATTAGGTAGGAAAGTAAAAAAAGGAGAGGACAATCATTTTTATGGCAAAACTCCAAAACATGCAAAAAAAATTAAATGCTCTATTACAAATAAAGAATATATTTCAATTAGACACGCAGCAGAAGATTTTAAAGTCAGCCAGACATACCTTGCAAAATGTTTAAGAGGAGAAAGACCAAATAAAACAACTTTAGTATATGCAAATTAAAAATAAGGTAGATTCAGGATATAAAGGCAAATTAGAAGACTTTAATGATTTGCAGCCTCAAGGGTTCAAAAGCCCTTATCATTCAGAAATAACAAAAGAATCCATTATAAAGCGAGGTTTTGTACAGCCTTTTGCAATGTGTGAAATTGATTCAGTTTTATATATTCTTGATGGACATTTGCGCAAAGACATTATAAATGAATTAATTGCAGACGGTCACAAAGTGCCAAAAGAATTAAGCTATTATTTAGTAGACGTTGAAAATGACCGAAAAAAGGCTATTGATATTTTACTATCTAATAATCTTAAAACCAATCCAGTAAATGAAGAAGTCCTAATCGAATGGCTAGAAATTGAAAACATAGACATTCAAGAGGTCAATATTGAGAGTATTAATGTAGTTAGTGAGACTATTGAAGAAGAAGAAACAGTATTAGATGCAATAGAAGACGATTTTGATAGCACACCACCAACGGAAGCTATAACCGTTTTAGGAGACCTTTACGAGATAGGAGAGCATCGTTTGCTTTGTGGGGATAGTACAGATAGCGACCAAGTGGCAAAGTTAATGAATGGTAGTAAAGCAGATATAAGTTTTACAAGTCCGCCGTATAACACAAAAGAAAATGCAAAATTAAGCCCACATCAAACTAATGGAACAAAATACAATTCTTATTCTGATGACTTAGAAGATGATGAGTACTTAAAACTACTAACGGATTTTACAAATAACACGCTCTTATTTTCAGAATATAGTTTTGTAAATATTCAAAGTTTGTCAGGTAATAAAACCGCATTGATTGATTATTTGTATAATCTAAAAAATATTTATGCGGACACTTTAATTTGGAACAAACAAAATGCACAACCAGCAATGGCAAACAATGTATTAAATTCACAATTTGAGTATGTACACGTTTTTAGTCATAAAGCAAATAGAGCAATAGGCACAAAAGAATTCAGAGGTACAATAAGCAATGTTGTTGATATAAGTAAACAAACAGCAAATAAAGTGAAAGAACACAATGCGACTTTTCCTATGGACTTTGCATCATTCTTCGTATCAAACTTTTGCGTAAAGTCAGTTATTGATTTATTTTGCGGTAGCGGAACTACAATGGTTGCATCACACCAACTTAAACGCAAATGTTACGGAATGGAATTAGACCCTAAGTATTGTGATGTAATAGTAAAGAGAATGATTAAACTAGACCCTACTTTGAATATCAAACGTAATGGAGTTGTAATTGATAAAAAAGAATTTGAATAAAAACCAATGTCAGAATCAATACATCATCCAATTCATTACGGAGGGGACAATACATACGAAGCTATAAAGGTAATCGAACACTATAACCTAGACTTTCACTTAGGGAACGTCTTAAAATACATTTTAAGGGCAGATAAGAAAGGCAAAGAGCTGGAAGACCTAAAAAAAGCACAATGGTATCTGAATAGGAGAATAGAACAGTACGAACATAATATTACTAAACGACAAAAAGTGTCGCTAAACGAGCAATAAACGAGCTATGGCAAAAATTGATAATCTTAAAGGTAAGGGGGTTAAATTCTCAAAGGACTACCAACCGTCACCAGAGAATAAATCAGCTGGTAAAAAGAAAATAAAGACCATTAAAGACGCATTAGTATTTATAGGTGAGCAGATAGCGAGTAAAAAGAATACTATAAACGGTGAGTTTGAATTTTCAATGGAAGCCGAAATCATTTATAAGCAAGTTGAAAAAGCATTACAGGGCGATACTAAGTCCGCAGAGTTCATGGCTAAGATAGGAGGTTGGGAATCACCTAAACAGGTTGAGCAAAAGAATACTCATGAGATGATAGGACTAGCAGCAGAGTTTGTGGATAGGTCATAAATATGCACATTAATAAAGTTCAATTCGATAATAAGTGGTTTAATCCACTATTTCATATACTCTGGGATATTGAAACTAAATATCCGAATATAAAGCACGTTTACATCTATGGAGGTAAGTCATCAACCAAAACTTATACGGTTGCACAATTCGCATTGATTAAAGCGGCGGTGTACGGTAAAAATACACTA